ACTTCATCCAGCATCTGGCGGGCTTGCACCAAGGCACCCGTATAAGGCTCCGCAATATCCGGAGTATATTTAGTTCCCGCCGCAATATCATCTTCACGCGCAGCGATAAACGAGCGCGCAGCCTCAACATCTTCTGGGCGTCCAGTGGCGAGAGCGTTGGATACCGTCCGGCTAAGCGCATCTACAGCGGCATTTGCTCCACGAGATAGCTCAGGACCAGCGGCTTCGGCCAGTGTGGCTCGTACAGCTTCTGGTTTTACACCCGTCGTAGGGAGAATTTCTGGGAGTGTTGCTTCTCCCTCAGCCTCAGCTTCTGCGTCAGCTTGGGCAGCTTTTGCCTCCGCCCTTTCACTACGTGTAGATAGCGCACCCGAGACACCACCGAAACCACCACCCAATAAGAGCGCGCCAAGGGCCGCTTGACCGTATTCACTTTGGGCTTCGTCATCTGCCAAAGACAGACCTGCCTGCCAGCGCTCAAGACCTTGTTGTGCAATTTCCTGTGGTACTTCGAAGGCGATACCCTTACCAACGCCGGTAGCGATACCCTTGGTGAACTTAATCGTACCATTTGCCGCTGCGTCAGCCAGAACTTCTCCAGCCTCCTGCGCAGCCTTACCGCCAGCTTGACCCAGCAATGGCTTCATGAATGGGAAGGCTTTAGCAATACCTGTGAAGACTTTACCTCCAGCCACATCAAGCGCGGTCTGTCCGGTAGCTGCCAAGATAGCTTTACCTACCGAAGTATCCTCAGGCTTCTTACCTGCGGCTATGGCCGCTTCCTGCTCCTGCGCCTGACGCAGAAGGTTCTGAGACGTATACTGGGCACCCGAAACTGTGCTCGCAGCGGCAAGACCGCCAATAGGAGTAGATACGAACGAAGCACCGACACCTGCGGCAACAGGAGCCGCAAGCTGGCCGATTGAGCCGCCGAGCAACTGCTTAAATGCTTCCCAGTTCTCACCCTCACCAAAACCTACTTGGCGAAACTTAGACTCGCCAGCCTTGATAAGCGCACGACGGTTCTTCTCGCTCGGATCAGCGGCAAAGGCCGCAGCTTCGTCAGTAATCCCAAGGGTTTGGGCACCCTCCATCAAGGAGCCAAAGAAACCAGCGGCTTCCTTTTGGGGGCGAAGCCCTTCTGGTAGCATATCGGCAGGTACGGCTTTAGGGGCGGCTGGAGCCGCCCGGAGACCTTGGGGAAGGAGATTGGCTGGTACGGGAGTGGGCATGGATACCTTCCTAGCTTAAGGGTAGACCCACTGACCACCCTGAAATACAATCGTACGACCTTTTGTGTCCTTGGCTGTTTGGCCTTCGGAGAAACCGCTCGCACCCTGACGTCCCGCTTCCACGATTGCCTTCGGGTCTACCGTATTGGTCGTAGAAGAAGGATTTCTTGCTGCGTATACCCGCTTAGCCGCTTCATGTTGTGGCGAACCCGGAGGATACACCAACAAGTATCGTGTGACCGTATCGTTGATGTCTTCAGGTTTGGTGAGGTTAGCTTGGCGAATTTGTTCGTTGAGGTTTTTCTCAGCCACAGCAACTTGGCGTTCATCGAGTTCCAGCTTTTTAGTAAACTGTTGCTGCGACATATTTGTCTTGGCCGCTTCGGTAGCCATGTTCCAGAGTGGAATAGCTTCCTTGCGATCCTTAGCACCCAGTTCAACCATAAGCTCAAGCCCACGATCCTTAAGCGCCTTGCGTTCTTTCTTGTCCGCAGAAGCACCGGGAAGCGCAGCGGCGGCAGCCTCACCCACTGCTTGAAGCAGCGAAGGTGACTTGGAACTTGCCATGTTAAACCCAATGGCCGCCAGCGTCTCCCACAGGGATTCCTTGCGTAGCTTGTTCTGATATTCGTCCGAAGTCAGTTCTTCAGCACGAGCCGCCAACTTAGCACGCGATGCTCGTTCTTCCTCAGAAGGGCCAAAGCGCTGTTGCAGCCTACCAAATATATCTTCGACGGATGCGACCTGCCCCTCAACGGTATTGATATCGCGCTGGGGTGCTATGGAGGGAGCGTCACTGGGACGTGCACCTGCGCGCACTTTTTCACCCAGCTTAGGTCCGGGTTCGATATGAACGCTGTTACCCTTAGAAGGCAATACGTCGTAGTCGGCACCGAATACGCTCTTCAACTGCGATATGAACTGGGGTTTGCTCATGCCGGGAGGGACGCTAACGTCACGTGCAGCGTCGATAAGATGGTAACTGCCAGCTACGCCCCCTACCTCTGCGTTCCTAGCAGGAGTACGGGCACGGCCTGCTATCTGGATATTAGGGTCTAGTCTGCGAACCGTCTGCTCAATGAAATCACCGAACCCACCGCTAGCGGAACCACCATTAGCAAACGCCACAAGGCCACCACCTGCGTAGCCGTCGTTAAACCCACCGTTGCGACTTTCGTCGAACATATCGTCAGGAAGCGGGAGGTCAGAAAGTCCACTGCCAGCCATATACGGGGGAACCATACCGCCCATAGCCATGCCCATTGGTGCTTCTTCAGTAGGCATTTCTTCCATAGGCATTTCAGGGGCAGGCATCTGCTCGGCCATCATGGCAGCTTCTGGTGTAGCGCCGAGACCCGCTGGAGCAGGAGCGGGAGGCTGCATACCTCCCTGTGGTATAGCACCCATACCCGGCGCGACAGGGGCCGGAGGAGCAAATACTTGTTGGGCTACCGTCTGTTGTGGAGCTTGTTCCGTTTGCGCAGCCGACCGCATACGGTCGATAAACATACCCGCCATCGTGCCAGCCGTAGGGTCAACGATCCCCATCTGCATGGCTTCAGCAATCTTCTGCTTGTTACCACCGTAATCCTTGGCAATCTGCTCAGGGGACTGGAGGTTATAAGGTTTGGTCTCCATTAGTTATCAACCCCCTTTGTACATATTATAAAGGCTGGCAGCGCCAAGACCCGCACCAAGAAGCTGCTGCCCAATACCCGGCTGCTGAGCGTAAGTCGAGGTCGTCGAGTTTGGTGCGACTGGAACGCCACGTAGCAAGCTGCTATACTGCTGCAACTGCTCCATCGGATAGTCGCGCTGACGTAAGAAATCTTGGTACGCCATGTCGAGGTACTGCTGTTGGAGCGCCTGCTGTTGCGCCGCAGTCTGGGTCTGTTGACCAAACCGTGCAAGGTCGGCCTGTGAACGAGCACTGCCGATGTTGGTGAGGGTCTGACCCATTTGACCCGCCTGTCCAAGCCCTGCGAGGCGTTGACCCGCCCCGAATTGACGCGACTGCTCCGCCATGCGCTGACGCTCAAGGTCCGCCTGCTGGTTAGATTGAAGTGCAGCGAGGCCCGTTTGGGCACCCAGACGCTGAGTATCCAGTGCGGCGCTAAGATTCTGCTGGCCCGTCGTAAGCTGCGCCTGCTGGTTGGCCAATGCTGCGCGCATCGCCTGTTCGGCGTTAAGCCCCTGTGTCTGAAGCTGGGCTGCCAAGTTCTGGACATTTGCCTGCGAAGCAGAGTCGAGGTTAGCAAGAGCGGATTGCAACCCTGTCTGGGTGCTAAGCTGCTGAGCCTGCATCTGGGCTTGCTGATTTGCCTGAAGCCGCGTGACGTCCACACCCTGATTGGCCAGTGCTGCGCGCAACGCGTTGTCTGCGTTCATGCCCTGAGCTTGGAACTGCTGCGCTTGGTTGTTGACCCGCGACTGCTGCTCGTTCGACAGGTTCTGCATTGCCGTCTGGAGGTTCTGCTGCGCACCCAGTTCTTGCACACCGAGCCGAGCAGCGAGGTTCTGCTGACCTGTAGTGAGGCCAGCCTGCTGGTTGGCCAGTGCCGCCTTCATGGCGTTATCCGCAGACATACCCTGCGCTTGGAACTGCATAGCCTGATTGTTGACGTTGGCTTGCTGCTCGTTGGACAGGTTAGCCAAAGATGCTTGCAAGCCGGTGCTGACGCCCAACTGTTGTTGTTGAAGCGCTGCTTGGAGGTTCTGTTGACCTGTGGTCATGCCCGCTGCGCGGTCGCGCTCAAACTGTTGTTGCGCACTTTCATACGCCGCCTGCCGACCACGAGCATCAATATCACCAAGCTGCTGGCCGAGGTTGCGTTCGCGTTCTAATCCAGCAAGAAGCTGGCGAGACCCACCATAGGTGCCCTGACGCGATGCGCCGAGGTCTTGGACAAGCTGCGCTTGCTTCGCGCTACGGATAGCTTCGCGCTTCTGCGGCTCCATTACGGCTTCCGCAAATGGCGACATGTACTTCTGGGCTTGCTCTAAACCAAAAGCCTGCGGCCCTTCCATGCGGAACTGCTCAAGCGGACCTTGGCCGTAGCTTGTCTGCGCAGCCTGCATCATGGGGGCATTTACATCATAACCACCAACACGCTCAGCAGGTCCCATCTGGAATGCTTCAAGGTCTGGACGATAGCCGCTCTGCGCAGCCTGCATGTCCTGTGCCGATACGCCCTGTGCACCAACGTCACGGGCATTACCCATCATGTAGGCTTGAACCTGTGGGCTAAACCCAGTCTGAGCAGCCTGCATCTGCGGCGAGCCATATTCCCCGCTTTGCACCATGCTGGGTGCACCCATGCTGTACTGTTGGAGGTTGGGCATCCCGATCTGCTGCGCGCCAAACCGACCGGCGTTGTACTGTGAAGCCTGTAAAGAGCCAAGACCCGCAGCGGCAGCCAAACCACCAGCTTGCCCAAACTCACCCGGCGTCTGTTGGTTCAGGATATTCTGCTGTAGGTTTTTCTGTTGGTCAGTGAACCCAGAAATGCGCTCTTGTTCGTAGGGGGTGTAACCCTTGGTTAGTTCAGTACCCGCACGCTGCATCAACCCTTCAAAATAGGGACGTGCGTATTCGGGGAGGTTAGACTGGGTTACCTCTTGTTTGACTGGTTGATTGCTGCTGCCACCCTTAGCCATTCTGACCTCCAAAGCCCGCTTCAGCTACGGGTAATTCAAACACTTGCCACAATACACGATATCCGTCATCTTTAAAAGCACGTGCAAGCCCAAGCCTGCCCGATGCTTCGATAACATCACATCCGCTATCCCGTGCCCAGTTTTGCAACGTGGACAGCATTTCGTCTTTCCAACTAAACCCATCGTCACCAGCAAGAAAGACTAGATCGAGGCAATTCTTGCGCGGATACTGCCAGAAGCGGGTGATCGTCACACCCTTAATATCGTCTTCGTCAAGGACAACCCATAAATGTGCCTGCCCGTTAAGCACAATTTCAATGATATCTTCTGGTTCGTAGCGCCCAAAAGTATATTCCGCAGCGCTACTGAGGTAGGGAAACACGCGGGGCCAAAGCCCCCGAGCCAATTCAGGAGGAACCAGACTTACTTCCATTATACGAGACCCCGACGTAGTTTAGTATCTTGCCCGCGCTTGGCTTTCTTCCGAGCTTTGTGAGCCTTATCCATGAGCGCGTATAGTTTATCAGCGCCACGCTTCGGGTTGCCCTTACCGATTTTACGCACTGCTTCCGCAGGTATAATAGCTTCGTCACGCGCAACACGCGCAGGCTGCTTACGACCAATACGAGCAGGGATACTATCACTTACTCCATCACCGGGACCTTGGATTGGCCTACCACCAATACGGCGCAGGGCTTCAAGACCCGCGTTGCTGCTGCCATTACCAAGTTCAGACACCGTGCGCGCATCGAGCACAAAGGCTCCATCGGCCAGTTCGACTTCACCGCCATCAGCGAAGCCTTCTTCCTGTTCACCCATATACGGCACAAAACGCTGGCCATACATCGGGGAACCCTTAGGCGTCTTCTTGTTGGTGGGTAGCAAATAGTTCTGCATGATGGGTGTGCCCGGTGCAGTGGACGATCCCGGCTGCACAATCTGACCCTGCGTGTTGTAAACTTCGGGCATATCGATATCGAAGTAACGACGCTCCTTGGACGAACCAAGGATTTCACTGGTGTCCTTAGCAAAGCTCGGCGTGCGCTTCTGCGCCGTGTACGGTCCTTGGTAGGAGTTATCCATCATACCGTTTGAACCCATGGTGCCCATTGAGGGGGTCATCGCACCACTGACACCTTGGAGAACACCCGAAGCAGCCAGCATCGGCGCAGCTTTAGAAACAATACCGGGAGTGCCACCGGGCAGACCAGCGCGAACCGCTTGGCCGAAACGCGAACCTAAACCGCCTGTGAATTGTGCGCCTGTTGTTGCCGTTGTCGCCGTAGGCGCTACGCCTGTTAGCGCTGCTTGTGTTCCTGAACCGATTGGGCCACCACTAAGTAGGGCTGCGGGGTTAGCCGCACCGGCAGTACCCGACCCTATACCGGGAATAACCTTATCAGAAAACGCCCCCGCATACCCGCCGGGAGCACCAGTCACAGCCCCTTTTGCTGTTACGTTTACGGCGTTTTCAACAGCGGGTGTGCCTAATTTAGCTAATTCACCCAAAGCGTTTGCACCTTGGGAAATACCCTGACCCATATTAGCGCCAAAGAAACCAGCTTTATCTCCGAGCAAGCCAAAACCTGTTTCAGAAAGCTTACCACCAAGACCCGCCATACCAGCCATACCAGCACCACCGAATGCACCGAGGCCAGCCATGAGGCCCTTCTTCAAACTACCAGTGCGTGCAAACTGACCTGCGCCTACGATACCAGCAGCAAGGGGAGCACCGACGCCAGTAGCCGCTAAGGCTGCGCCAAGGATCGTTGGGAGTAGTTTACCAAGCCAGCCCGCTTCGGGCAGACCTGTCTGTGGGTTAATAGTAAGTGAGCCACCTGTGGCCATAGCCAGACCTTGGAGGCTGTTAACTTCACCCGGCGTCATGTGGACAAGCATGGAGTCATCGCCACGACCGAAGCTACGGAGTTGTTCCGCCATTGGGTTAGCAAGAACGGAGAGACCACCCTGCGAAGGCAAGCCGCCAGTCATGCCCGGAACCTGCTGCCCAAGCATGGGAGGGTTACCAACCGGTGGTTGCCCAGTGTTCATTTCTGCGTATGTTGGCGGAGCAGCCTGCATGTCCATCATGATTACCTACCTTGTACCTACGCTTATAGCGTTAATCTGCTTAAAACCAAATACCATTCTCACACGGCCTTCGACACAAAGAACGCTTCGACAATAGCCGAAGGTGTAGCTGGGATGGCTGGCGTCACCCCCGCTGAGTAAGTCACAGCAGGGAGATGCTCCATAACTACAGAAGTGTCGGATACCCGCCACATAACTTCGACCCAAACACCTGCTGCCTCTGCGTAACCACTAAATGGCGTCACTGCGATAAGGTAAGAAGGGTCACCAGTCGATTTACGTGGTGGAATAGTGAAGCGGCTGTTTGAGTTGGGCACATCCGTCGTGGTAGTGCCGTTGTTATACCGCAGCCAGACATCCACCGACTGCGCATCATTGGTCGGGTTCTTAAATGACAGGCTGTATATGAACATGTACATACCCGGAGACGCGAAGGTAACCTGCGTGTCGTTAGCGCCTGTGATTGATATACCATCTGCGAAAGACGTAATCTCCAGTTCTACGGCGTAGGCTTGGTCGATAGCTGCCGCTGTCTGATCTACGTTGCTCAAGAACTGGTTATGTGGGAACGTCAGACCAATACCGCTACCATAGAAAAAATCGGCTGTATATGACTGCGCGTTGTTCGGAGTGCGTGAATCCAACTGTGAGAAATAAGTTTCGATGACGCGGATAACCTGCCGCATATACTGTGCGTCGTAGTCCGAGGGTGGGTTGGGTATCGGAGCAGCTTTGAACTTGTCTAATGCCATTAGCGACGTCCGTCTTGCCGTGCATCAAGGCGGGGTGCGCCAAGTTGCCATTGAACATTAAGGTTCTCGGAGCGCACTTTGAGCGCCATCTGGCGGGCACGTGCACGGACAAAGACCTGATCGGTGTAGACGCCAACCGAAGTCTCAATGACGCGCTGAGTGTCAGCCGCATCTGCGCTAAACGAACTGCCGGGAAAGTTGCGTGGGCGAATAGTCAGCGTCACTTCGGGAGATGCAGCGGTCGAGCCATCAAAGCCAACGTCAGGTAGTATGCGTCGGGTCAGCATGAAGTTGTCGCCATCGTCAAGGTCAAAGTCAGATGACTGGATGTAGCTGTCCATCGCTAACACATCGTCGTTCAGGCCGTTCTCATGGTTGTAAAGGAAGCCATCGCCAGTCGTTATGGTCGAGCCATCAACAGTAATAGGTGTGTTTGCACCTTGAGGGTTTTGGCGAAGCGGTGTGTCGAGCCATGCCGTACGGTCAATCGTGCCGTAATACCAGATACGTTCTAGGTGGTTATAGATGACATAGGCGTTGTTATAGTCGCTGTCTGCCGTCGGATAGAACCACCATATTTCGTTCCACTGCTCATTGGTACCACAGATAATTTGGTCGGACTGGTTGAAGTTGAGGTTATTGAACACGTGGTTACGCAGCGTGCAGGGCAGTGTCTCGACGCGACCGGTGTAGGCATAGAACTTATCCTGCCCCATCCAGTAGGTGATGTTGGCAGCCGAACCTACCGCACGTGGCGAAGCAATCGAGATATTGTCCGCGTATTCCTGCAAGCCAAATACGTCAGTCGTGCCAAGGAACTGGAGCGTGTACAGGTTGGTGTCAGTCCAAACCAAGATTTCCTGACGGGTAGGTAGTGCCCGCACGATGCGCGAACCGCGAGAGACGCGTAAGTCACCAGCCGTGTTGGTCGTTGATGGCGTCCAATCGCCCGGAGTGTCTTGGTCAGCCCAACGGATTAGCAGCGGGTCGAAATCCCCTGTGCTGGTCGAACCAAACGGCACCGCACCAAAAGCAATTAAGTGCTTGTCCTGCTGGGATACCAGTAACTGCATAACCTGCACAGGGACGGAAGCAGCCGTATACCCCTCACCGTCGGCGTAGTCTTGTAGTGTTATAGCGTGTGTAGCCAACGAAGTCTGCGGATCGTCCGTTGGACCTCGAACCCACCAATAAGGTGCACCGTTACGGATGTTCATTACAAGGTCGTTGTCGAAGTTGTCAAACCACCAGTCGCGCTGCGGAAGGTTGATACCGCCTGTGGTGCTACCCAGACCCCAAGCGTCACGCCCCCAAGTACCCGCACCCCAGCCAAGGCCAGCGGTGGTAATTGCATTACCCGGTTCGATCTCAGCCTTAACGGTATAGCCCGAGCCGCTTACGGAGGTAGTGGATGACGCAGGTGTTGCCACTGTGAAGCTAAAGCTGTTCGCCCCAAGCTTGGTAATTATGTGGACTGCGTTCAGTTCGATGATGGGGATACCACCAAGGGCAGATGCAAACCCAGCGACAAGCACGGGTTCCCCTGTCACCAGCCAAGATGGGAGTGTAGCGGTTGTGGTCACTGTGACTACAGCAAGGGTGTTTGTTACCGCAAAAGTGTTAGACCCAGCGAGCGCTTCACCAAACGGCGTGATGTCGTAGTAGTAACCACCGTTCTCGATATAGGCTTTGGTGTCAGTCCCAAGTGCCAGTAGGTTATCGTTGAACGTCGTGATCCAGTTCCACATCTGGCGACACACGCCGTCAAATGCAGTGGGGGTAGACTTCACCCAGCCGCCAATCTTCTCCGGATAACCTGAGCGAAACCGAATTTTGTCACACTCGTACCAGCCGCCCTCGTTGGAGTAGTCGGTCTGGTCACGGTTCACACCGGGCTTAAACTGGAGCTTGATGAAGGCCATTAGAATAAGTTTGCCTCAAGATCGATTGTTGCGGTGTCGAGTACGGTAGTCGTGCCAATCTTGCGTATTTGTACGGTAAATGTACAGAAATTTGAACCCCCCGGAGTAAACTCTTCAACGTACCAATTACGAGTGGTAGACAACGCAAGCCATGTCCCAGTACCACTACCACCTGACAGCGTACCCGATGTTACGGTTACCAACGCTTCATAGTTTGACGCTTGACTGGTTGGTGTACACCACTGTTCGAGGTTCATGGGATTGATGCCTCCCGCCTCTGTAGACTGCTCGACCTGCCCTCCGGCTGTGAGGAAGTAATAAGCGTAAGCGGCACTAATACCAGACCCCGATATATACTGGTCAGTTATAGATATAACGACGTTACTCGTACCGTAAAAATTCCGGATGCTAATTGTGCCGGATGAAGGCACAGCACCATAGGTGCCACTTGTCCCAGCGGGGACGTAGCTGCCGCCAGCATAATACTCACTCAACGAGATAGGGTTCGACCCACCAAACTCGGTCTGAATATCAGCAAGTGTAAGAGGTCCGCTGGATGGTAGTGCCATTAGATGCTCCCGAAGGCTGTGACGTTATTAAGTGCAGTAAACGCTCCGTTGCTTTCCAACTTAGCGATGTTGGTTGCCCCATATTTGAAGTACAGGACGCCGCCGCTTTCCACGATAGAGAAGTTGGTTGTGGCCAAACTTGCTGCGCTACCAGTAGTATTCTGGTTGAGTGTCGGGAATGTGCAGTTCGTAAGCGTACCGGACGAAGGCGTGCCAAGCGCGCCACCGGGGGCTACATAGTCAGTGCCTGCGGTAGCGGCAGTGAATGCCGACGTTCCGTTCCCCTTCAGGACACCCGTAAGGGTTGTTGCGCCGGTGCCGCCATTAGCAACGGGGAGCGTACCTGTGACGTTAGTCGAGAGGCTGCAATAAGTAGTCGAGGTAGACCCAGTACCACCATTGGCAATAGGCAGCGTACCAGTAACCGCGGAGGTTAAGTTGACACCAGTTAGGGTGCCGCCAAGGGTAAGTGAACCCGAAGAGGTGACTGTGCCTGTGAGAGTGAGGCCGTTGACTGTGCCCGTCCCACTAACAGACGTAACAGTGCCAGCCCCCCCAGTAGCCGCAATGGTAATTCCCCCCGCGCTGTTGGTAACACTGACGCCAGAACCAGCCGTGATTGTGGCAGCGGTGTAACCCGTGCCGTTACCGATCAGAAGCTGGCCGTTTGTCGGTGTAGACGTGATGCCCGTCCCGCCGTTGCCTATTGGTAGTGTGCCAGTAACCGCAGAGGTCAAGCTGACGCCTGATAGGGTGCCACCGAGAGTAAGCGAGCCAGATGCCGTCACCGTGCCTGTGAGAGTGAGGCCGTTGACTGTGCCGGTGCCAGCCACGCTGGTGACCGTACCCGTAGTCGAACTAGTACCCGCGCCGATTGCGCTCCGGAAAGTCGCAGCATCCAAAGCAGAGACCGTGTTGTCCGCATTGAAGCGTGGGAACGTAACCGCGCTGGGATTGGTCAGGGTAAACATATTACCCCCAACCGTAGTAGCACCTAGACTTGTGCGTGCACCGGACTCTGTTGTAGCGTTTGTTCCGCCATTGGCGATAGGTAGTGTGCCTGAGACCTGCGTGGTCAGGCTGACGCCGGAGAGCGTGCCGCCCAGAGTAAGTGAGCCAGATGTAGTGACCGTGCCGGTAAGCGTGAGACCGTTGACTGTGCCTGCACCAGCTACACTGGTAACTGTACCTGTGGTCGAGCTAGTACCCGCACCAATCGCAGTACGGAAGTCCGCAGCATTTAGGGATGAGACCGTGTTATCCGCGTTAAACCGGGGGAACGTAACCGCGCTGGGGTTGGTGATTATAAAGATATTGCCACCGAGCGTTGTAGCCCCGAGGTTAGTCCGTGCATCCCCAGCAGTCGAAGCGCCTGTGCCGCCATCGGCAACAGCAAGGTCAGTGATACCTGTGATCGAGCCACCGCTAATAGTGACAGCGTTTGCGTTCTGCGTGGAGATCGTGCCAAGGCCGAGGTTAGTCCGTGCACCCGAAGCAGCGTTAGACCCGGTGCCGCCAGAAGCAACGGGGAGCGCCGTACCAAGCGTAAGCGACGTAAGGTGAGTGACAACGTCCACCACATTGGTGCCGTTATTGTAGACCCACATGGTCTTACCGGCAGGTACGGCAATGCCGGAGCCGGTTGTGTTCTTTACCGTGATTGTGCCGTCAGTGCCGTTGTTGACGATGTAGGGCTTGTTGATCTGGCACCCGGAACCAAGCACAAGGTTATACCCAGAAGTCGCAGTGCCTGTCAGGTTGAGGCGCATGTTGCGCGCCGACTGCGTAGCATTGGTATTAGACAGCGTCAGTGTGACATCAGCGCTGGAGAACGCAACTGAAACCGAGCCAGCAATAGCCTCTTCGAGTGCCGTGCCAAGGTTGACGTTCGTGACGTCGCCCCACGTGGTCGAGTTCTCGCCCGTGGTCATCAACTGAATTTTAAGGTTGCTATACGTACTTGCCATCTTCGTTCCTTACGTCGGTATCTGAGTCCAGACTACTGTATTTCCGTCATTAACTTGTGTCCAGTTAGGCGTTTGATTATCGTTGATCTGCTGCCAAATAAGCGGGCTAGTAACAGACCCAATAGCCGAAACCCCTGTGACGAATACCTTAGTCCCCAAGCTTAAACTAACAGTGCCAATAAATCCAGAGGCAGAAACACCAGTAACCGTTACGTTTTGCTTGATTGAAGCAACAGCAGTGCCAATAGACCCAGTAGCCGAAACGCCTGTTAGGGTTACACTACCTTTAGCGGCGACTGTTGCTGTGCCAATAGACCCAGTGGCCGAAACGCCTGTTACGGTTGTGTTGGCTTTACCTGATACGGCTGCTGTGCCGATAGACCCTGTGGCCGAAACACCGGTAAGAGTGATGCTCGCTGTCACAACAGCAGTAACGGTACCAATGGAACCGGTAGCCGAAACACCTGTTACGGTAGTATTAGCCTTGGCAGATACAGTGGCTACGCCGATAGAACCGGTAGCCGAAACACCAGTGAGGGCTACATTCTGGGCAACCTTGGTCGTTGCCGTACCAATAGAACCGGTAGCCGAGACGCCTGTCAGGGTTGTGTTAGATTTACCTGATACTGTAGCTGTGCCAATAGCAGCAGCGCCTGTAACTCCGTTGAGGTCTGCGATAGCCTCGGCAGCTACGACAACCGTACCGATAGACCCCGTGGCTGAAACTCCTGTTACGGAGAAGTTGGCCAAACCAGAGACAGTGGCGGTACCAGCAGCCGCAGACGCCACGACGCCGTTGACGTTGGTGTTCTGAGCACCAACGACCATAACAACGCCGATAGAGCCAGAAGCCTCTACCCCGCTAACGGGCACGGGGGTAACCGAGCCAGCAGTAATAGTGCCGAGAGACGTTGCACCCGTGACCCCCGCTAGGGTTACTCTGGCTTTACCAGTCTCAGTTGTGTCGCCAATGGAGCCAGTAGCCGAGACACCAGTTACAGAGAAGCTGGCCTTACCAGTTTCGGTTGTGTCGCCAACTGCGCCGGTAGCCGAGACGCCAGTTAGGGTAGTGTTGGCTTTGCCGGTCTCGGTCGTATCACCAATGGAGCCGGTGGCTGAGACGCCGGTGAGAGGTACGTTGGCTTTGTTGACCTCGGTTGTGTCCCCGATGGAACCAGTAGCCGAAACGCCAGTTAGGGTAACCCTAGCTTTGCCGCTTTCAGTCGTATCACCGATAGACCCAGTGGCAGAAACGCCTGTGAGGCTAACTGATACAGATACTGTACCGAGAGCAGCAAATGGTGCAGCCGCGAAGGAGGTAAAACCAAACATGTGTAATCCCTCCTTCCGGCTAGGTTAGTATTGGTAGGAGTTAGCCTCCGAGGTACTGTGCACCGGCAGCGGCAAGTGTAGCGATTACACCGAGAACCCCAGCTATCTTAGCTTTCTTACCCAACTTGGGTTTCGGCGCTTCATCCATAGGCAAGATTTTGCCTGCGGCTTTCTTGAGGATTGCCTTTTCAGCTTCTTTCTTCAATACGCTTTTAAAATCAACCATTGTAGTTCTCCTTACAACCAAGCAGCATATTTCTTGGTTTTCAGTTTGCGGTCGTCGAGGCCATGTGTACCACCATTTATGCGCTTTGTCAGGGCAAGAATTGCAGCGTCGTTGATGCCTTGGTCGCAGATGGACCATAGCTTATTTTTGTCAAAGAACCACAATGCGCTCTCGAAGGCGAGTTCCGTAGCGACAAGGTCTGGGTTGTCCATGATGTCTGGGCGGTTCACGTACTTGGCAAACTCAGAATAGTTAAATTTTCCAGTGAGTTGCAAGGCTCCTCGACCACGAAAAGCGAACCCTTCGCCCGACGCTTCGTCGCCATTACCCATGCGGTTGCCGTAGACGCGGTTAGCAATCTTTGCGGGCTTGCGCTCATAGGCTTTAGCTAGGGCATCAGTCGGGAAGTACTTACGGAAGATGCCACGCAACCCCTTAGCGCCGTAGTTCAGGTTCTCGCTGAACGCCTTGAAGTTACCCGACTCATGCGCCGTTTGAGCAAAGAAATGCGCAGCCCGATTAGGTGATAGCTTATAGTAAGCCGCAGCCGCCTTAAGTGTACCCGGACCGAACGCACCATCTGCCGTTACTCCGATCTTCTGCTGAAGGTTAATCAAGCTCATTTGCCAGCACTCCGCCAATCAGGGAAGTCATTTTCGTCAACCACGCCGTCGCCGTTCGCGTCATATCGCAGGTCGTTGCGGTACTTCTCCCACGGCTCCATGTCGTCGTCATCATCTTCAGGCTCGTCGATAAAGACAGTGCCATTTGGGTCGCTGTATGGCTTGGGTGCTTCTGGTTCTGGCGCAGGTGTGTCCAGTTCAAGCGGTGCTTCCGGCTCAGGTTCTTTGTCACGAGCGTTGGCGTTAAGGCTCAAGCCACCAAGCAAGCCAACAAGCGCACCGATGATGGTCTGGAACGCAGGGTTAATCATCTCAAGGATGGCGGTGCTGTCCACAACGTCGTTTGGCACAAACAGGCCTACGACCAACGCCAGCACAACGACAAGGATAACTGCCGCCAGCGTGACGATTGCCACGCGGATAACAAACTCGACGGTGTCATTGACGCCATCATGCTTGCTTTCAAAACTACTCAGGAAGCTCATCACATTCTCCTTCATCTGACTTCTTGGGCTTGATTGAACCGCTGCCCTGCCCCGCCATAAGTCCTGCCAATGCCCCCACGATAAACGTCGCTATTGGGTTAATCAGCTTAAAAAACTCCGCGTCGTTGGGGGACTGCCCCTCCATCGGCTGCGACACGAATATCAGCGAATATAGCACCGTCGCCACAATGAACATCAACGTGAACGACAGGACAACGCCGACAATAAACCGCAGCAGTTCCTCTGGCGACCAATACTTAACCTTCCTCGACACTTTCTTCACCCGTATCAATTAGCCATTCGGTGCAGTAGCCCATAGCTACACATTTGGGCTTCTTGCAAATTTCGTCCTGCCAGTTCTCAGGGTCTTGGCAGTCATAGCGATATCGGTCTTCGCAGCCTGTGAGAGCCATTAGAGCTATCAAAACAACAAAACGCATCCCGCTAACCTTTTACCGAAACTTTGGGCCGCGCAGCCGTAACATAAACAGGTACATCATGCTAGTCCTATGGTAGCAGTAGACGTCTCCCGATCTAGGGTAAGCACCCCATCGCAGCACATAGACCAGTCTTCGCCAGTTTTAGCCCCGTAGCTGGGCACATTGATAATTACATGTTTAACGAGATATTCTTTGTCATCCTCAAATACCCGCCAGACATGATCTACCGACCCACGGTTTTTCAGCCCTCGCGTTGTATTAAACCGGATGCGGAAGTGTGCCATCAAACTACCTCTGCGGTATCAGGAAACTCGGTAGGTTCTACGTATGGGCGAGTATGGATGTTCAGATGGATAAAGGTAAACGGCTTCAGTGATGGGTTCCGTGTAAAGCTGTGCGCAAGCCATGACGGCGTGAACATTAAAGTACCAGCCTCAAGGTCAAAGTTAACCATTCTGGTTGCTATGGTTATCTTACTAAGGTCAGCTTCGGGCAGGTTAGATGCAATTCGCATTGAGCGTGGGTCGTGGATAACCAACTTCGGTGCGTCCTTTGGGCACTCAAGGACGTAGAAGGCTACAAGGTCGCAGTCGCTGTGGCTGTGGTATTCCATGGAAGAAAGTTTGTGATGCTCCTGTACCCACGCTTCTGTAAGATGCGTAGACATTCCCTCCATCTGGTAGCCTTGCTCACTCAGAAGGTTCCACGCTGTGTTAAGTACGTAGCCAAAGAGCGGTTCTAAGTCGGTACTGTCATACAAATTACCATGCGCCATTGGATATATCGGATTGATAGCCCCGTGGGCTTTCAGCGCTTGTTTGCTAACTTTTCGAGCAACGTCGAGAAAGTCAGGCTTCTTGATGCTGTATACAGGTGATACAAAATATTGCCATTGGTCGAGTACATCACTCATAGGGTGTGCCTTATTTAAACGGAGGGCCAGAGACCCAGACCACGATGGTTTTGCGGATTCCGCGTGTAACGGGTGTAACGCGGTGTAGCGTGTAAGAAGGGAACGCAGCCACCAACCCTCGCTCACGCTTCACTGGTGTGGGGTCTTTCTCCCTATGTATCTGCAATTCGCCCCCATCGTACTGGTTAGGGTCGGTAAGTTGCAGAACAAGGCTAAATTTACGCGGCGCATCATGGTTGGAGCCAGCATCGACATGCCATTCATAATGGTCACCCTCGCCGTCGTATACCGTAAACTGCATATCTTCGACAAAGCCAGTTAGGTCGAACCGGTAGAACATGGCATTAAGCTGGCGCGATATCCATGCCAGCTTATCGTAGAACCACCCTGTATCGGGGTTAGAACTGATCCAGCCGACCTTTGACTTCCGGTAATCAGCAAAGTCCTCACTTTCAGTGCTGCCCGTAATTGTGGCCTTATGTTGGGGTAGCGCATCACAATACGCCTCAATCCTGTCCAGTTCCTCTGGGGTAAAGCCGTTCTCCCATATAACGAACGGCTCATGCTCACGGGTGGTTGGCGGCATGGGTGCAAACGTATAGAGCGACATATTAAAGCTTCTTGTGCAGGTTGTCGCGGTACAGGCTTTCATGGACCTTATTGCGTCTATTCCGCAGCTTTTGCGTTTCGACTATTTCTTCTGCCGTAAAGACCCGTGACCGGTGTTTTGGTAGCAGCGCGTCTTTGCGGATTGGAATAACCTGCGCTAGTGGCGTCCCTGCCGGAATGATTCCAGAGAAGCCTGCCTGTTCAAACGTAAACGGGAAATTGATGAACTCCTGCCCCGGATACGGCGCGTCCACAATACCACTAAATATTGTGAACCTATTTTCAGTGCGGTTGAGGGGCGGCACAAAGAGCAGTGAATATTCTGGTGGAACCTTAATCATCCAATAATTAAGGAACTTCATAGGTGGCTTCGGCACCGATGGGTGCGGGCATTTGTCGGATGAGATTTGATTAGGACCGTGGGTCTCGACCATTGTCTTATGGAACTTCCACTGAAAGGACACGCCTGAAGCATCGTCGTTGGTCACGAACTCTACGTCAGCGGCTAGCGGAATGATGTAACCCACGCACAGCGCATCGAGAAATGGGTTGCAGCGTTTCACTGTTGAGGTGTTAAACCCACCATTCCCCAGCTTTGTTGGCAGAGCCTTAAACCAATCTGGGATTTCTTTCTTCGCAGGGTACGGCGCTGGGATAAGGCCGTAGTCCTCCTCCGCACACAGAAACTCAATATCTTTCGATTTGAAAATGCTTCGCAGCATGGTTGCTCCTAGTTCTGTCCGTTACCCGGCTTATAACTGATGCGTCCCTTTTCCACCTCCGCCATGCACCTGTCAACCTCTTGTTTGCCGCGCAAGATGTGGTCATCGTGCAAGTTAAGCTTTTCGCAGTTATTAATCCAATCGCGCTGGTATTGGGGAAGTCTATCGAAACACCCCATCACAATCTTTAGCCTAGCGTGGTCCATTACCAGTTAACGGTGACTTGGCCTGCCGCGCTCCCGCTACCGACTGTTACTGGTATCTGTTGGAATGGCCAGACTTTAGCTGCATTTGCACTGTTGGTTGAAGCTGTCGAGCCTGCATTACCTGATCCGCCAGCATTGAACGACCCAGCATTACCCGGTGTAGCGCCCGTGCCTGCGGCTCCTGTCGTACCAGCATTACCTGCAACACCAGCATTACCCGGAGAGCCTGCGCCACCTGAAGTGGCCCCAGTACCTGCTGCGCCTGTCGTGCCGGGGTTACCTGCAACACCAGCATTACCCGGAGAACCCGCCGCGCCATTAGTGGCACCTGTACCAGCATTACCTGTATTACCTGCATTACCATTAGCGCCTGCGCCGCCTGCGCCACCGGGGTTACCCGCAGTCGCACCTGTGCCTGCGTTACCTGTATTACCGGGGTTGCCGTTAGCGCCTGCGCCACCGGGGGAACCTGCGTTTCCTGCTGTCGCGCCTGTACCTGCGGCACCTGTGTTACCTACGTTACCATTAGCGCCTGCGCCACCGGGGGAACCTGCGTTTCCTGCTGTCGCGCCTGTACCTGCGGCACCTGTGTTACCTACGTTACCATTGGCACCAGCATTACCCGGAGAGCCTGCACCACCAGCAGTAGCGCCTGTACCTGCGGCACCTGTGTTACCGGCAGGACCTGTGCCTCCAGCGTTACCGGGGTTGCCGCAAGCAGCGCCGCCGCCGCCGCCGCCATTACCACCGTTACCGTTGGTCCCCCCGCCCGAAACAGTGCCCGCATTACCCGATGCACCGGCATTACCCAAGCCGAAAGCGCCGCACCCACCAGCACCGCCACCGCCGCCTCCGCCACGAGAGCCTGCATTACCAGCACTACCGGGGTTACCAGCATTACCACGAGGTCCGCCAGCACCACCATTGCCGTTAGTTCCGGGATTACCTGCGTTACCTTGGCCACCGGGGTTACCCGCTGCGCCACCGTTACCGCCAGCACCTCCAGCGCCATTGTTGCCGGGGTTTCCGGTCCCGCCGATACCACCGGGGTTACCTGCCAGACCGCCGTTACCACCAGCACCACCAGCGCCGTTAGTTCCGGGATTACCTGCGTTACCTTGCCCGCCGGGGTTGCCAGCAGCACCACCATTACCTGCGGCACCAGCAGCACCATTGGTACCCGGATTACCTGCGTTTCCAGTGCCGCCGGGATTCCCTGCGTTACCACGGGCACCACCCGCACCACCAGCGCCGTTGTTACCGGGGTTACCTGAGTTACCTATGCCACCGGGGCTTCCTGCCGCGCCAGCATTACCACCAGCGCCTCCGTTACCGTTACTGCCGGGGTTTCCAGCATTGCCAGTACCACCGGGATTGCCCGCTGCACCAGCTACGCCATTACTACCTGTACCAGCGTTACCACCGTTACCACCTGCGCCTCCGGGCATTGTAAGGTAAGAACCAAAAGATGAGACATTTCCAGTATTACCAGCCGCGCCGGGATTGCCATTTGCTGCACCAGTTCCATTGTTACCTGCTGCACCAGCATTACCCGGAGACCCAGCACCGCCATTAGTTGCGCCTGTACCTGCTGCGCCTGTCGTACCTGCGTTCCCATTGGCACCAGCATTACCCGGAGAGCCTGCGCCACCACTAGTCGCACCTGTACCTGCGTTGCCTGTCGTACCCGCGTTCCCATTGGCACCAGCATTACCCGGAGAGCCTGCGCCACCATTGGTGGCACCTGTACCGGCAGCGCCAGCCGTGCCGGGGTTACCATTAGCACCTGCACCGCCCGGAGAACCTGCGGTACCGGGGTTAGCTCCCGTACCTGCTGCACCAGTATTACCTGCGGTACCCGCTGCACCTGCGCCGCCCGGAGAACCTGCACTACCAGCCGTGGCACCTGTGCCCGCTGCACCTGTGTTACCTGCGGTGCCGTTGGCTCCAGCATTACCGGGAGAGCCTGCACCACCAGCAGTAGCGCCTGTTCCAGCATTACCTGTATTACCTGCGTTACCATTAGCGCCTGCGCCGCCTGCGCCACCGGGGTTACCAGCTATACCTGAGCCGCCACCGCCACCACCACCGCCACCGTTGTAGCAACCAAAGCAGCAGAAAAACCCATCCCCGCCGGTACCGCCGCTACCCCCGCCGGGTGTGCCACCGGCTCCACCACCAGCGCCAAATATCCCATTAGCGGTGCCGCCAGCACTACCACCGGGGTTACCAGCACTACCACCGACACCCGGACTTCCGGGACCGCCACCAGCGGTGCCGCCGCCGCCGCCATTACCACCGCCACCACCATTACCACCAGCACCACCAGCGCCGTTGTTACCGGGGTTACCAGCATTACCTGTGCCTCCGGGGTTACCAGCATTACCTCTTGGTCCGCCAGCGCCACCAGCGCCGTTGTTACCGGGGTTACCAGCATTACCTGTCGCACCGGGGTTACCTGCGTTACCACGAGGTCCACCAGCGCCGCCTGCGCCGTTGTTGCCGGGGTTACCTGAGTTGCCTATCGTGCCGGGGTTACCAGCATTACCACGAGGTCCACCTGCGCCACCAGCGCCATTATTGCCGGGGTTGCCCGCATTTCCGGGAGTGCCTGAGTTGCCTGCGTTACCACGGGCACCACCTGCACCACCATTGCCATTGGTACCCGGATTACCGGCGTTACCTGTGCCTCCGGGGTTACCTGCCAAGCCAGCCGCTCCGCCTGCGCCACCTGCGCCATTGTTGCCGGGATTACCCGCATTACCAGTGGCACCGGTGTTGCCTGCTGCGCCCGCAGCGCCTCCCGCACCGCCATTACCATTGGTACCCGGATTTCCGGGGTTTCCAGCCGTGCCGGGGTTACCAGCGTTGCCAGCGTTACCCGCGCCACCGCGCCCTGATAAATTCACACTATACACACCGGTAGGCACGATAAAGGTGCCCGGTGCGTTGAACACCTGACTACCCGAAGCCGACCCTGTGGCATTCATGTGATTTAAGGGCATTTTACTTGCCTAGCTGACAGAGGTCGCTCAGGTTGGAATTTTGGATTGCTTCAAGTCCATAAAGAAGAACCATAGGCATGCTGTTTGCCGGAAGATCGTCATGCACTTCAGTGTAATACACAAACGGAAATGCCGCGATATCTTCCGTCTTGCCGATGAACGCCCATGAGTTCAGCGGGGCGAAGCAATCTGCATGGTTGTCGGGGTTAGCGTAGTTCAAGTGAGTGAAGTCCGTAATGCCTTGCTCAGCAAACCAAGCGATAGCCTTGGCACTGTCGCTATCATCAGACCCGGCTTCAGCGCTGTAATCCTGATCCGTGTACAGGTAAATTTGTTCGATTTTAGTAATAGCCATTGCAAATCCTCCTTACATGTTGGCCAGTGATAGCGCACCGAAATAGGTTGTACCGCCATTTACGGTAATGAAGTTTAGAATGTCCGTTTTGGTAGCCGTTGTAGTCAACGTAGGTGTCGAAGCGTTGGGGTACTTTACCGATGCAGGCCATGTTGCCGTGCGTGACCCAGTAGCATCCTGTGTTAGGATAAGCATGAAGCTGTACGACACACCTGAAGCCGGTGGGTTGGTGAACGTAAACGTGCAGTTGCCCGTCATCGTGATATTGAAGATGTTGGCCGTGGATAGGTCAACTGTGTACGCCGTGCCGGACGAGGCAGCGGTTACGGTTTCCCGGTAACGCTGCATTTTCACATTGGTTACATCGCCGCCTGTAATGGCAATAGCAGATGCGTCTTGTGTAGATACAGTGCCAAGGCCAAGACCCGTGCGCGCCGTTGCCTGCGTGGTTCCACCCGTACCGCCATTAGCTATGGCAAGGACAGCCGTACCTGCTGCAATAACTGAGCCATCCTGATATACCGAGTCTTCGGACGGGTAGGTAACAAACACAGTAGACGTACCTGCAAGGGTAATCTTAGTTGTGCCACCCGCACTAGACGACAAGACTGTTGTACGTGCTAGCGTAGTACCAGAAGACGTATAGGTACCGATCCCGACTTCCCAGTTATTCCCGCTAGTAATCGTGTAGTACGTGGTGTTGCCGTTCCCGATAACCGCAAACGACTGGAAACCAGCTACGGCACCAGCAAGAGTTACCGTGCCAGTGCCTGTAGTGGTAGTCGTTTCTTGTACGCGGTTAGCGAGGACGAGAGCCATTATGCAATCCTGATGATAGCCGAGGTGTTGTTATTCGTCGGGAAGATGATGGTAAAATCACCTGCCGTCGAAGTCTTATCTGAACCAAAATCAAGCACAGCCACAGAAGCATTGGTCAGCGTGGTGTTCGCCGTGCCATTAGCCGATGGGGTTGTGTTGTAGATCAACGCGCCGCGAGCCGTAACCGTAGCATTCGTGAATGTTAGGTTGCTGAAGGTTGTGAAACCTGTACCTGCCGAAGCGTTGGTATTCGTAGCGGTCACGCCACCATTGGTCAGCGCAGCGCCGCCAGCGGTATAGTTCGTGCCGGTGCTCTCGTTGGTAGCCGTGTAGGCAGTCGTGTTGGCATCAATCGAAGCCGACGAGGTGTACAACGCTAGTTTGAAGGTGTCGCCACCAGTGTTACGGAAATCATGGACAGCCAGCAAAATTTCTGCCTTGAAGCTGGTTGTCATAGCTTGGGTAATAGCCATGGGTATTCTCCTTACGTATCAATCAGTTTTACAAGCTCAGGAAACCCAGCTTCGGTAAACTTAGCTGCCAGAGTTACGTTGCGCGAGCGCATGGCTTCACGCATAAAGTAGATGAGCACTTCGCGCAAGTTTTCTTGGAAGGCACGGGCCTGATCCGCAATTACTGGGGGTGCGTTGTCACCTACGTTAATAATTTGATTTAAAGCACGCTCAGCAAGCTCTTCAGCAGAAAACCCACGGTTGTTCGTGGTCATTACCTGCACAGTGCCTAAGGCGGTTTCGAGTTCAGTAATCATCGTACGGGATACCTAACTTGTGGTGTACGGTACATATCCTGCCTGTTCTTACCCTCGCCAAGCTGCTTGAGCATTGCCATAGCTTCGTCGTACCGTTTCTGGTACCCCGCTATAACATCCGTTTCACCTTTCATAAAGGTGTAAGCTTCGAGCAGAGAACCATAAAGCAGCACGCTGTCAAAATTGTCGCCCAGCCATGACGTACCTGCCGTCACAATCGAAGCTGGGTAATAGAAATAGTGAAGCTCTACGTTATAGTTCTGGTCGGGTGTAGGCCCGAGAATATACGAATTTTCGTCGAAATAGGCGTAGCAGTAGGGGATACCCTCATCGTTGGGGTTAGGGAACGACTGCCGAATAAAACTGACGTCCTTGTTGAGCATATACTCATAACGTCCGGTATCGTCGATAACCGCCATGGAGAAGTTAGCCAGCCAGTCTGTGGGCACCGCAAGGTATTTGTTACCTGCCGTCATGTTGCCCGTCACGTTCTTACGCAGGTCAAGCAACTGCACCGTGTTAAAGATGCGCTGCTCAGCCTGTTCGATGAACGTGTTGATCTGTTCGGTAGACGTCAATGTAACCGCGCTGGAGCCGTCAGAGCCGGTCCATGAGGTATTGGGGAAGTCGTTTTCGACGTACCCCTTAATCGTCTCGAACAGTTCAGCGTAGTTCATTAGCCCATCTTCTTGCTATGCCCAGTACCCTTGGTCGCTGCACCCGTACCACGGGTCTTCTGCGTCTGGGTATTGGCGATCTTGTTCGGATAGCCGTTGTTGCCGAGGTCGGCCTGTGTGTAGACCTTAGGTTGCTTATAATCAGCCATTTTTATTGACCTTTCCCATGTCCTTCTTCGGCTTGCTGCCGCTTTTCTGGTTCGCAATCTTTGCCAGATTACGGCCCATGCTCAACATCTGCTTGTTTGTCTTGCCACCTTTAGCCATCTTAATTCTCCGTCTCAATCGTTACGGTCCCTACTTGACCACTCCCTAATAGCGTATTTGGAAGTCCAAATAAACCCAAAGGATTATTTAGGCCGACAGGTGCCCAACCCCACTGGATTACGCGGCTACCACCTGATGGTCCACCAAATGCCAGCACGTTATCATTAGGCACTTCGCCCTGTGTTTCTTCTTGGAGGCCGGTCAAGCCGCCTTGGAGATATGTGGTGTCAGGGCGCGGGTTACGCAGCGCCTGAGGATCATCAACCGGATACATACCGAGTTGAAGCTGTGGTTGATCTGGTTCCCAGCAGGACGGGCACACGAGGATATTGACGTTCTTCGTCTTGATGACGAGACGCCGAAGCTGCTTCAGCTTATATCGAAACCCGCAGCGGTCACACTGCGAAATTGCCCATTTACCGGAGGCAAACCTATTTGGCATGCTATCTCCTTAATAGAACATCTGACGCGGTGCGATACGCAATGACGCCTTCTCGCGGTCCTCGTCGGCAGCTTGTTGCCACAATTCTTCGTATTCCATCTTAAGCATCTGGCTGCGCTCAAGCGCGCCGGGGATTTTCTTCGACAGATGATACGCTAGACCTGCCACCATGCACGGTAGGAAGCGGAATGGGATATCCTGCGTAGTAACGCCGTCACCAGCGTCCTGTAAACGGCGCAAGCGCCAGTAGACGAAGGTGTAATAGTTGGACTGCTCTGGGGCAGGCCATACGTTGATATTCGGATACGCCACCCCGGTGCTGGGTTCGGTCGCGCCTGACTGACGGTTGATCCACACTTGGATGGGACGCCCTTGGGCGTTCTTGTTTGGGATCGTCGAGTATGTGTCGATGCTGATACGGGTAATGTTGATATCCGTCTGGCCTTGGCCAGTCTGCGTGCGGATCACGTGATCGAGCAAGTCGATAGTATCTACAGGAAGGTCATAGACAATCTGCCCCTGCACCATGGGGATTGAGCCTTGCTCGATGGTCCACAAGTTAATGCCACGGTTTGCCCACTCAATGGTAAGCAGGTTCAGGCTACGCCGCGCCGTACGCAAGTCATAACCCGTCCGTAGCTCGGCACCACAGCGCTCGAACGCTTCCTCAACGAGTTCATTGAGGTTCAGGTTAAATGCTGTAGTGCCGGATGTGGTCATCTAAATCTCGCTGTCTTCTTGGCAACGCTCTTGGGTTGCTTGACGAACTGCTTGCCCGCCTTTGTACCCTCACGCTTCGCCTTGGTTGTAGCAGCATATTCAGAAGATGTCAGCGCCTGACGTGCTTTCTTTGGTAGATAGCGTTCGCCTGTTGCTTTCGCCCCCTGTGTGGATGGCTTACCCGACTTGGTCCCCCAGTCCTCTTTGGTCCATTTGGACAAGGACTTCTGCGCTTCTGTCTTCGGGCCGCTATAGCTGCCGCCAGACTTCTTATACCGCTGGGTCGCAAGTTGGGCTTTACGGGCGGACCATTGACCCGCGTTTCCACCCTTGGTGCCAGCTTTTACACTAGCAACAATGCGCTTCCACTTAGGTTCGTCCGACCGTGCCATTACTTCTTCTTAAAGCCTTTCAACATCTGCGCGAACCGTGCGCGTTGGCCTAACTTGCCGGGAGCCTTAGCGGCTTTGGCGAGCTTTCCTGCTGGGATTTTCTTTCCCTCAGGAGTGCCAAGCTGCGCACGGAGTGCGCCGGGTTTTTTGATCGCTTTGGAGATGTCAAGCTTCGCTTTACCCCCCTTTGCGTACATCGAGACATCATCAGGATTGTCCTTCCGTTTGATTGTCTTCTTACCCGGCATTTTGGATGGGTTCATCGCCCCCATGCCCCGACAAGCGCGCATTAGACCATCTTACCCTTGGTTTTGCCTTTCTTGGCAATACCATCAGCCGACTTATGGCCACCGACGAGACCGCCTGAAGCGTAGCATTTGCCGCCACCGGCCTTCTTGACCATTGCACGACCTTTGGTGTCAGCAGATTTCTTGACCATTGCTGCGCCGAACTTGGGTGCCATTTTTCCACCTTTCTTGTAGCCCGGACCTTCCGAGCGGTTTGCACTTGCGATTACCTTAGCTTGCTCAGCGGTAGGCTTGAGCTTCTTAAGTTCAGCTAGATGCTTCTTACTGCGAGCACGGTCCGCAGCGGAAGGTTGTGGAGGGGTTGAACCACCTTTAGCATATTTCATAGTCTTTTCCTTTTTAACTTTGCCACCCTTGGCGTACATACCAGACGATACGGCATATTTATATCTGTCCTTAGCAAACTGAGTCGCACCGGGAGCTTCTGCTGCGACCTTAAGGCGCGACAATTTAGCCGCCTTGTCGTCAACGGGTTTCACCGCCGCCATGGTCTTTTGGGCTGTGCGGATGCGCGCTTCTTGACTATCAGCAGGACCAACGAGTTGCGTTTTACCGGCTGTGTTACGACGCATAGCAGCACGATTGGCTTCCCGACGAAGCTCCGCCTGTTTTGCGGCTGTTTGCCTACGAAACTCCGCCCGCTTGTCTATATCGGGTGTGCCTGCACTTTTATTTGTGCTCGCAGGCGACGTAGTTGCACCTTTATTTGTGCTCGAACCGCCCGACGTAGGTTTACGGCCTTCGCCTGCGATGTTTGTGGTGAAGCTCTTACCGTTAAAGGTGAAAGTCTTACCTGCACCTAGACGTGAACGTGCGTCCTTAAACGCAGCAGCAAAGCTCTGCGGCTTACCGATGGAGCTATCCATCTTAGGCGCAGTTAGCGCAGGCATGCTGTCCATGACTTTAGACGCTGGCGCTTCGGTGGTTACCGCCTTTGGCGCACCAAACTTGCGGGTCTTTGTCAGGTTGCTTTCTGCCGCAGCCTCGGCGGCGCGTGTAGCTGTACGGTCAGCGCCTGTGCGCTTGGCACGGTCATCTTCTGCATCAGCAATACGCTGGGCGCGCTTAGCTTCAAGCACTTCGAGTGCCCTACCGCTTTTGCCCGCTGAGTCCTTTGCGAAATCTTTTTTGATGTCCGCCATGCGACGGTCGTAACGACCTTGTGCGCCACCAGCAGAAAACTTACGCATTTTACGTGCCATTGCTATGCCTTCCTCATCTCATCAACCTTGGCCTCAAGACGTTCAAACGCCTTATCAAACCGGTCTCCTAGCTTATCGACCAGTGTGGTCATCTCCGAACGAGTTACATGCTCACGAGCGATTTCTTCACGGGTTTTGTTGAGCAGGATGCCAAGACGGTCCAACTCGTCAATCTTGCCCTTAAACAAGAAGCCCATAACCGCCACCACTGCCGAAAGAAGAATGTTCCATACCATCATTTCCATGTCAGCACTTCCAAGCTCTGAGGCTTTTGTTGATGCGGCTATTGGGGTCATTCGCGGTCTTCTTACTCGTAAGTTTCTTCTTCATCCCTGACATGCGCGCACAGAATGACTTCTTGCGCGGACCACCTTCAGGCTGCGGAGCCTTGAGACCGGGCTTACCCGGATTGGCTTTGTTATAGGACGCACGACCCTTGGCGTTCAGCCCGCCAGACTTCGCTTTACCTTCTTTACGTGTCCAAGCGGGTGTCTTAGCCATTAGCAGACCTTCCCACGAGTTTTGCCTTTACGGGCAATACCATCGCCACGGCGAGAAGCGGAGACAGAACCGCCCTTACGAAGTTTTATCTTGCGGTCAACCGGGTACAGTTTAGTCCGATCTTTATCCGACTTAGATGTTGTTTCCTTAGCCTCTCGATAGCGGCTTTCGCGCCGTGAAGTGTCTTCTGCTGCTACTTCCTTCGCACGTTGCAATGGTGTAAAAAGCCCACCCATGATACGACTTGACAGTGGGCGTTTGCGCTCGCTTTCCGCCTCTTTAAGCTCAGCTTTCTCCCGCGCACGGACGCGAGCCTTTTCAGCCGCTGTCATCTGGTCCCAGCGAGCAAGCCTAGTTTCATCATCCCCTAAAGTATCTTTGTTAGACAAGCCGGGGCTAGCGCCAAGTATTTTGCTTCCTTTGCGTACGGGCATTATACAAACCTTCCCTTAGTCTTGCCCTTAGTAGCGCAGCCGTCAGCGCGCTTAGAAGCAGTTGAGCCACCTTTTTTGAAGCGTACAGTACCTTGGACTCCAACCCCCTTTGGTGGAGATGTGCCAGTAAGCCTACTTAGGTCAGATGAAGGTTGCCGCATTATAGTAGGACGTAGTTGTAAACCACCACCTGCGCCACGACCGCTTCCAGATAAAAGGTTATAGTTTAGGCTTTGGAGGGGCACAGAACCACTCGAAGCACCGCCGCCTCGGTTAAACCGTTTCGTCTTCTTAGCCATTACACAAACCTCCCCTTGGTTTTACCCTTGGTAGCGCAGCCATCGGCGCGCTTGGAGGCAGTTGAACCACCCTTAGCCATCTTGGTCAGCGGTTGACCTTTATGTTTGGCGCGCTCATGCTTATGCACGGCTTGAACGGCGCTAACCTTACCACCTTTGCGCATCATTGCACCGGCAGGAGCTTCTTCAGCTACCATGATGTCTTCTACCATTGGACGTGCGCGCATACCTGCTGCTGGACGTGCTGCTTTACGTGCTGCTTTATCCCGCTGGCTCTTAGCGAGGTAAGAGGCGGGAATAAGGAAACCTGCACCGGAGTCTGCTAATTTAGCCAACCCTTTACCGAACAAACCCTTACCGCTTATCGCTCCTGCGAGCGGCGAAATATCACCTAGCTTGATACCCATTATGCTGCTTCCTTCTGTGTGGGGGCGAGCATCGGATAAAGAACGTCGGTGCCGAAGCAGCCTTCGTACTCTTGTACGCCCATGTGTCCGAGTTGAATGCTGGGGTCGATCCAAACCTCAAAACCGATTTCGCGAGCACGGTCGCAGAACAAGAAGTCCTCGCCCATGTAGCCCTCTTCGGTGAGTTTGAAATCAAATAGGCAGGGGATCATGCGATCTGAGCGCTGATCCTTGTAGACCCACTCGGGGTTAGCAGCAGCCATCTGCTCGAATACTTCGCGGCGAACCAGCATGAAAGCGGTCGCAACGCGCTTACCACGTACCAGACCCATACCATTCATGGTCAGTTCGTGGTTCTCGTCGTAGTCAAGGTCAGCGATGTAGACCTTGTTTTCGCTACGTGTGCGTGGAACACCTGCGACGATCCCCTTCTTCGGATCGCTACCCCAAGCCATAAGGCGGAAGATGTGTTCCGGCTCAAAGTTGATGTCGCTGTCGATGAAGAGCAAATAATCGCAGGTGGATTCCAGCATGTCTTGAACAAGCAGGTTACGAGCGCGAGAGACGACAGAGCATCCGCAGATGCTGCCAATCTGTATCGTAATGCCGTGCTGGCCAGCCACCTGAGTGAACCGAGCCAACGAAACCGCCAGCTTCAAGGAGACCTTGAAGTCATAGGCGGGCAGAGCAATGAAGATGCTCTTACCGGCTAAATCGTAACCTTTTTGTGCTTGCATATATCACCCATAGAAAATGACGGTTGACGCCGTGTTAGTCACTGTAGCGTACAAACCGTTTTCTGCAAGGATACCTTGATCCGGTATAAGGACGTAGACCGCATCAGCGTTTGCCGCAGCAGGCGTGTTCAACGTCAACAATGTGCTGCCACCGTTGCCATCTGTAATGACGACCGAACCCGCACTTACACCGTTTGTGTAATAGATACCCTTGATGCGGGTGCGGAAAGCCATGTCATCGTTGGCTTGGGTCTTGAACACACCAGTCGCCGTAAGCGGTTTGGTGGATTTGACGTCAGTTTGCATTGCCATCGGATTTCTCCTTCTTAGAGGTTACCGATCAGGCGTTAGCAGTAAAGATCGTCGTCAGCCAAATTGCGTCCGTGAGCGCAATGCACTGAAGCCAAGTCGAACCTTCCATGGTCACCGAAGCCGCACCGTTGATGGTGTCGCTGGTGTTCGCATAGACGATAAGGCCGTTGGTCTCAGCCAAGTTGTAAACCGTGATGGTCGTGCCAGCGACAGCCGTCGGAAGCTTCACGCCATTGGTACCCGAAGCGCTGCCAACGCCGTTGACACCGTTCGAAAGAGCAGCGGCGGTTGCGAGGTTAGTACCTGCAGCAGTAACAGCAGCAACCGGCTGAACAACGGTGCCCGTAACGGTGCCAGTGAAGTCACCGATGAAGCCGTTCTGCGAGACAACCGGACCTGAAAAAGTTGTAGTACCCATGATAATATCTCCGTGTAGTAGCACTTGTACGTACCGTCTCTACTATGTCTGCTAGGGCAGTCGGTACGAATTAATCACCTAGATGCGTAGGTATATCACCTAAAAGAAAAGAGGGGAAGTAGTTTCCCACTCCCCCTCCCCCTGTTTCCTTAGGCAGCGCCTTCGGAACCGTACATGCCGAGTGGATCGGACCAGCCGAAGCTATAACGCTCGCGAGCCTTGTAACGGACGTTGCCCGTATCAAAGTCACCGTCCATGCTGTTTTGCATAGGCGTACGAACGAAGTGCTTCAGGCCATTTGGCACGTCGGTGGTCAAGAACCACGCATCCGTGTCGGTCAAGAAGTGGTTAACGGTGTAACCTTCTGGGATCGAGCCATTCGACTTAAGCGCGTTGATATCGTTGTCAGCCGTCGAAACGCGAAGTTCGGTTTCGAGGAGGCGTGTTGCAACGAACATCAGGCTTGGCGGAACTACCAGCTTACGCGGTTTAGCCGCGATGAGCAGGCCACGTTCATCCGTCCACGCAGCAATCTGAATTACAGCCGCTTCAAGCGACGTTTCATTCAAATCAGCAGCAGTGGTTGGGATGTTCGAGTTGGTGCCACCAGAGACGAGCGGGTGAGCGTTCGAGAACAATGGTTGACCATCGCCACCGGCATAGTCGGTGTCGAAGCCATTGTTCAGGATTGCAGCAGCTTTAGTCTGCTTGGTGTACGCCATGGCCCGAGCCAGAGCCTTTGTGTAACGCGAGGACAACGAGTCGTACAAGTTATCTTCAATCGCTTCTTCCGTTAGCGAGAACCCGAGGGCAATCGTTTCGTGGTTGTAGCGAGCAGTGAAGACTTCCTGCGCGTTGTCATAGGCGATAGCAGAACCTTCGTTCTTGACCGGAGCAGCGGAGAAACCCGACAGCTTCGTTTCTTCTTCGAACGAACGCTCAGAGCTTTCGGTTTCGAAAATCTCTTTGTGCTCTTCGCCGTAGCGTGCGTATTCCAGACCAAACAAAGCGTTCAGACCGGGCAATAGCTCCTTAAGGAGTTGTGCGCGTGAAATTGCCATTAGTCAGTCTCCTTACACGCCAGTGGGGTTGAGGTACTGGTGCATGCCTTGATTCCACTTGACGATAACTTCGGTGTAAGAACCGGGGTTACCTGCCAATGCAGTTTCAGGAACAACATCAATAACGCGAATCGGCCACGTGGAAGTGGTGTTAGTCGCGGAAGTGATTGCCACCTGCGAGTTGCCAGTGATGGTCGAACCTGTGTTCTGAGCCAGAACAGCGTTGTTACCGACCGAAGTGCGGTTCACGTAGCTGATCGTGGTGTTCTGACCACTAACGACCGCTACTTTGAACAGAGCATCTGGATCGTCTTGCACGTATGCCATGACGTCAGTGATGTTCGTCGTACCGGGGTAGTACTGACGGAAGGTTTTCCCGAACACCGGATCGGTGTACGAGCAACCAAGGAACACGCCGACTGGCGTGGCGGCAGTTGTGCCGGTGTCCTTTGCCAAAGTACCCGTGTCGGCCAGCTTTACGACGTCACCATAAAAAATGGCAGTCGAAGAGTTGGTCGCAATAGGAATTTGACGCGTAGCACCTGCAAAAACCTGCCCACCGATCAAATTGATCGGGATCAGCCCGTAGGGGGCTGAAACAGAAGGATATGCCATGTTTCTAAGCTCCTAGCTTATTTGCCTCTACCAAATGACGTCGATGACTTCTTCTCGCGGAAGAGAGGCATACGAGCGTCGTTCTCTCTCATGAAGTTGTTGTCCACAGACTCGATCTGAGCACGGTTTTTGTCGGCGTAATAACGCTTCCGTTGGACCATAAACTCAGTCGGGATTTTGCAAAGCAACAACCCGCCCATTTCAATGCTGTCTTTAAAGCGGCTGTTAGAATCGGCTAGAAAGGCGAGCTTGGGCTGCTCTTCAATCCGTACCGGTTCCCACCCCTCACGGAGCTTGGCTGAGACGTTTTTGGCGTCTGACTGCTCCATCGTTGAAGTGCGAATCCACTTATATGAGTACCCGGGTTGCTTTTCAGGCTCAGGAAGCCCTGCTGCTGGTGCCCACGACTCAGGTCGCTTCGCGCTTGTACGATCTTCGTGCTCACGTGCTATTCTAGTTTCTGCCATTTTAACGCTCCATCTTCGCAAATTCACGAGCATATTGCTCGGGGGTTAAGCCCAGTTTCTTAGCTATCGCTAGCTGAGACTGTTTAAGTACAATCTTTTTGGAGGACGTACTTCGGGAAGCTGGTGCGACTACATTGGCAGCCTTCGATTGCCGTGAAGCCTTCGCAGTGCCTTCGGTCGCTTTATCTTCCCCAAAATATTCAGGGAAGCGACGGCGCATCGTTGTGTCGATAGCGCTCCAATATTCGTCGGTGCCCACAAACTGCGGACCACGTTCTTTCTCAAGCTTCTGGTGAAGCCCAAGTGCCGATGCAGTCATCTCCGGATCAGTACCCCACCACATATTGCGCTCTTGCCACGCAACTGTTTTCTGGTCTGGTCGCGGGATTTGCACCTGCGGTTGAGTAAGTTGTACATCTTCCTCTACGTCTTGTAAAGTAGGTCTATACCCAGCAAGCTGCTGAAGCTTATATTGGGCTTCGCTGAGCTTCTGTTGTGCGTCTAAAACGCGGTCAGTATCACCGGCTTCGTAAGCATCCTTGTACTCACGTTTGGCCTGTGCAAGCTCATATTCAGCGGTTTGTTTGAAGCTACCAACCAGCGTCTGCTCACCTTCGGAAAGGGTGGCCTTCAGCTTGCGATTCTCTTCGAGAAGCCGCTGGGCTGCACTGAGTGCTTCGCTTTGTTCGCGCATGACACGCTCTTTTTCACGGCGTTCATCGTGCCAGACCTTCTTCATCTGCTTAAGGCGGATTTTGACCTTCTCGGAGTATTCTTCGAGTTCGTCAGCCTCAAGCTCAGCTACCACTTCAGCAGGCATAGGCTCGCGCCCACGATCTGCCTCGGGAGTATCATCTTCTACGTCGATCTCGGGCTGGTTGCCCTCATCGGAAACAGGGGTATCTTCTTCAACTTCCCACTGGAAGTCGTCATCATTTGGCTCTGCTGCCATATTACTTCTCCTTTGTACGGTTACCCGTTTTTACCCGCGAGAAATCCCGCGAGGGTCTTCCACGACGCCTTCAACCGCATCATCATTGATAATACGGAATTGACGGCCATGAATTACGATGCGCGTGCCCGCATGCGGACGCACGAGAATGAAGTCACCTTCCTTGCACCAAGGGCCGCTTGGGAAGCGTTTCTCGTCAGCATAGCAGTCTGGGCCGAGCTTTGCGGCATAGAGCACTGTGGCGAGCAGTTCTTCGTGGTGTATGGTGACTTCGGCCTTGATGATGCCGCCCTCAGTGGTCTTCTCGATCTCAGGGATAGCACACAGAATGCGATACCCAGAAGGCTCAGGAAGCTGCTTAGCGCGGTCTTCAAACGCAAGCTCGGGGGCCGCACCCACCTTAGGGATGGGCTTACCGGAGAGATCAATGAGGTCAGTCATCATCGTTCTCCAGACGCTGTGCCATATTCGCAAGGACGCTGGTTGCCATCATTAACCCACGGATAATACCGCAGGCATATTTGTAGTCGCCGTGATCCTTAGCACCGCCACGAGCGAGGTCGTCGCTCATAACTGTGATCTCTTCTTGGATTTCATCGGCGATGTGTTTTAAGACATCATTCCTCATTCAATTTCCTCTGGTTGCTGGGTTGGAGAAACAGGGGTTTGAGTAGCTTGGAACTGTTCGCGGGCGACTTCAACACCCAAACGAAGTCCTTCCATCTGCTCCTTGGCGGACAGGTTTGACTGATCCGTTGCCATCTTGGCCCCCACTTGGAGGCCAGCGATTTCTTCTTGCGACTCGATACGCATCTGCTCAAGTTCGAGCCGGTCGTTCTTCTCAGCAGCGTCAATTTGTAGCTTCTGCTTCTTGAGTTCGAGTTCGCCCTTCTTGATCTCAAGCTCAGCCATCTGCATCTGGATGATTGGGTCCTGAGCCATCTGCTGTGCTTGCTGCTGTTGCGCTTCAGACTGGTTCTTCTGGAGCAACTGCGACGAAGCAGCGGCAGCAAGCCGTGAAATGGCAAGCTCAGTGTTCTCATCCATCTCAGCGTTTGGTGGAGGCAGTGGTACACCGGCCTGCTCTTCGACCTGTTTGCGGTACTCGAAGGCCAAATGCTCAGCGATGTGCGCCTGCATAGCAGCTTGCATAGCCTGCGCGTTGGGGTTCTGACCCATAAGCTGCGCAACCTTGGGGTCTTGCATCGCGTTCATGTGGACCTGAATATGCGCTTCGTGGTCTTGGTAGATAAACGCCTTGACCGGCTTACCGTTAATGACGTCCATGTTCTCAGACACAGGGTCACGTGGCTTCATGTCGTCACCGTCCTTGAGCGGGACAAGCTTCTCGGCATTCTGAATGCCAAGCACTTCAAGCATCTGACGGTGTAGATACGGCATATCGTAAAGCTGTGGTGCACCCTGCGCGAGTTGCAGAACTGCTTGATATTGCACGATCTTCTGCGCCATGGTGGCAGCATTAGGGTCACTGACAGGGATGACCGTGACCATGTCATAGTCAGATTTCTTAGCCTTACGGCTACCTTCTCCCGGCTCGTAGTTATACGCTTCTGGCGTATAATCCGCGATGATACCTTTGAGGAGCTTGAACTCCTGCTTCATCGAGTAGTGGATGCGTGCCTGAATAGCCGACATGGTCTTGAGCGTGCGCTCAAGGATCGCCAGCGTGGTACCGACAGGGGCTTGCCCCGACATGTCAGAGACCTGCAAATCAGCCGCAGAGGCGAAGCGACGACCTTCCTCTACGATGGTGCCGAGGAGGCTGTACAGAACTTGGCTTGGTTCTTTGTACGGCAACGGCATGATGTTATCACGCATCGTACCCGAGGCCACGTCCACATCACGCCATTCAGCCGGAGCGATAGGCGTATCGTCACCCTTGACCCTCAGACCCTTAGTTTTAAACCCACCCGGTAGGTTAGATAGAGTACCAGCATCAACAAGCTGCCGAATAAGGCTGGTACCAGACTTAGCAAAAGCACCAACAAGGTGAATAAGGCCAAAAGCGTAGAAGCCAAAGCCCGGAACGTACGCGTAATGTACGAAATGGTTGCGTTTCTTTTTAAGGTCATCCTCGGGGTCCCAGTTACGACGGATAGACAGGATCGTCTCGGTCGCCTTGTCCATGGTCACAACGTAAGGGACGGCAATCTCAGCTTCAGCCTCGTCTTCAGCAAATTTGTCGTCTGGCAGGACCAAATCGACGTGCATTTCGAGTAGCTTGTACCGGTCGTCAGACGAAGCTCGGAAGCCCATCTTCTCAGCGATAGCCTTCTCGATGTCATCGAGCGTATCGACAGGCTCAGGCAGGTCTACATCACGGTAAAAGCCCGACGCTTGGAGCTTTTTAAGCTCGTTCGGGGTCTTCCGCATCACATGGGTGACACGTCCAGCGACTTCCAAACTGGACGCGCCATAAGGTACCACGACATCTTCTGCCGGAAGGTACATCGACGCCTGACGACCGAGTGATGGGTCGAAATACACCTTCTTGAACGCATTTCCTGCAAGGCCCAACCCCCACAGCATGCGCTCATGTTCAGGGCGATACTCGACCATCACATCGGTCAACTGGTAATTCATATCAGCTTGGACACGCGCAGCGGCATCGCGCTTCTCAGGCGTTTCTTTACCAATAATCTCCGTGCGCACTGGTCCAGCGGCAGGAAATGTCTCCATCATGGTCTCAGCTTGGAACTTAACCAAAGCTTCGGAGAGGAGCGGGTGGTAGACGCCGCAGGCACCCGGCCAAGGCTCAGTACGGTCTTCGACCTTCATACCAAGCAGTTCGAGACCATCGACGTAGGTCTGTATCCAGTCCTTGCGGCTCGACAGGTCTTCCTCAAACTCACCCAACAGGTCGCCCGCAAGCTGCGTAAGCTGACCTTCATCAAGGTCTTCGGCCAAGTTCTCGTTGAACTCGTCGTCTTCCTCCGCATCGGGGTCGATTTCGATCTCCATATCGCCCGAACGGATGGTTACTTCCTCCGGGTCTTCGATCTCAATCTCGATATCAGGCTCGCGGCCCATCATATCTTCAGGTGAAAGGCCAAGCGGTGCTTGGTTGAGGGCTTTGTCGATGTCCATTAATAATACCCCTGATTACGGTTTGACCTGAAATACTGGATTTCGTCCGGTTCGTCTAGCGTAGTAGTCACATAACCTCCACGACGGAAGCGGTGCATTGCCATGGACACCGTATCGACATAGTCATCGTGGCTGCCTGCGGGAAATTCTGCAACTTCATCAATCACTTCTTCGGCCCACCGAGTTGCAGGTGCCCACACCCGTCCAGAGGCAAACAGATCGCTCACAGCGTTCAAGCGGGAGATTTTGTCGTTCCCCCGTGTAGGTGTAAACTCTTGTACCGGTATCCCCATCGCCCTCATCTCGTAGATCAAAGGTGCACCGGAAGCCTTTTTCTCGATTATCACACTGTCCGGGTCCCACTCTTTATACTCCTCGACTGCCACTTGTTTAAGCTCAGGGAACTCCATGCGGTCCCGGAAGGCATTCAGGAGGATAATGTTGGCCTGTTCAGTGCCTGTGTCGTCAGGATGATAAAAAACGCCCCATGTTGTGCACGCTGAATAGTCGGCACGTTGTGTTTTCTCGAAGGCCGTATCCCATGCCATGAGGATAAAGTCACATTGTGGCGGGTTGTCGCTCGGCCACTCCTGCCACCACTCACGCTTGACGATAGCCGCGCTTTCTGAGACCGGATTCTGCTGATACTGCGCCATCCACTTACTGTTCGGAACGTCGCGCTTAACTTTCTCAAGCTCGCTTAGCTCCCAGAACTCGGGCCACAGCGGCTTCTCCGAGGGTAAAATAGCTGGAAATTCAATAACTTCCCACTCATCAAGGCTGTCGTTGGCCGCTGCATCCTTGAGTATCTGCCCAGTCAGGTCGCGCTTCGACCAGCGCGTCATCACGACGACGATGGACCCACCCGGCTGGAGACGCTGACGCGGACCTGAGGTGTACCACTCGTAGGTCTTATCGTAGATATCTGGGTTAACTTCCGCGATAGCAGCTTCCTGCTCGGAGTGCGGGTCATCAATGATGAGCACGTCGGCACCCTTACCGGTCACAGCACCACCGATACCGATAGCGAAGTAATCCCCGCCTTTGCTTGTATTCCATCGGCCAGCCGCCTTGGAGTCCGAGGCCAGCGAAAGGTCGGGGAAAATGCGGTGGTAAACTTCCGTATCCACCAAGTTACGCACCTTACGACCAAAGCCTACAGCGAGTTCTGCCGTGTGCGAGCATTGGATAATCTTTTTATGGGGGTACTTTCCGAGGAACCATGCAGGGAGCAAGTAAGAGGCGAACTCCGACTTCGTGTGTCGCGGTGGCATATTAATAATGAGGCGTTTGCACTCACCACGAGCAACGCGTTCGAAGGCGTCTGCCATTTTTGCATGATGTCGTCCCCCAATAAATGTCGGCCAGACCTCTCTGACGAACCCGAGGAACTTGTCTTGGGCGGTCTTGGTCGTTTTAAGCTCGTCGAGCTTCTCCAACTCGGCCAGTAACTTCTCCTGCTCGTGCACAGGCAGCAAGTGTAAGATTTTCGGGATATCATCGAGCGATATCTCCTCCATTACCTTCCTATTAGGGGGACCGCGTCTTGCCATTAGGCTTCGCTATCCTCTTCCTGTACAAATTCCTGTACATCTTCGTCTTCGTCGTCTTCATTTTGGGGGATGTAGCGACCCAGTTCTTCATCCAAGTCTTCGCTCGCCGTGGGCATGTCGATGATCTTAGCGTTCAGCAGGCGCTTGACCCGCTCCTTAATGGCCGATTCAAGCGCGTCGGGTGAGTTATAATTGATGGTGATTTCGCTGCGCTCGGTGAAGAGCGAGATGTCTGAGTGCTTGCCCAGCAGTTCCAGAGCGCGAAGCTCGAACTTCGTATCGCCACAGTTGGCAATCTCCAACAGCTTGTTGGTCAGCGCTGCGCGCACCTCGGTAATGTCATGTGCTAAGTTATGTCCATATTCGCGGACGAACGACGATGCTGCCAATGCCACAGGTAAACTCTTCAATGCTTCGCGGTTTTTGCCCTTGAGCGCCGACTTAATCAGCGCTTTTTCCTTCTCGATGGTCTTTTCGTCCACCTCTAGGGGTGCGCCAAGGCTCTCAATAAGCTCTGCGGTGTTCGCAGCGACCATCACCTCATCCATATAGGTGGGTAATTCTTCAACATCGAGGCTGAATGGGGGCGGATGTTTATCCGTAGGTTCTATTTTAACAACAGGCATGTGGCGCAGCGTCCGGTTTGAGGGAGCAGACGCGCCTTATACGTATAGCCATGGGAGTATGTAAAGAGGTTAAAATATATACCCCGGGGGTAGGGGACCCAAATAAACGATGACGGGGGGTGTTTCCCTAAATGCGGTATTTGGGGTAGCT